ATGCGAACGATAATATTTTTGCGCTCTAAAGTATTCGGTGCTTTTGCCAAGTCGTCAAATAGCTGGCTTTGTGAGTCAATAAAGAAGTCAGTCCCGTAATGGATAAATATTTCATTGATCTTAATAAAACCATATTTCAGCGCAAGCATATCGGTATCTGATAGCTTCCTTCCACGATTTAATATCTCTGCAAAAGACATTAATGTATTTTCGAGTATAGAAATTGACTTCGCAATCTGATCCTGGTTCTTACTTGCCTCGTTGCTTTCCAGAAAATCACCTACTATGGTTGATACTATTGACCGCTCTAATTTACCGATCCGGCTATTAAGGTAATTTAGTGATTCAATCGGGATGTAATGAAAATTGAGGTAGTTTTTAACCACGTCCATATTTACAACCCCGTCGACATTAATAATTTTATCGAGTGGGATCTGATGAATTGTTCCGGGCTGCAAGTCTCCTGTGCCTAAGCTCTTATTCTGATTTGTTATAGATGCCTTTTGAGATCCCATTATCTCAGCGTTATCCGGCTCCCCCTGTGCTCCCCTATTGCCCTCAATAGGTTTTGATGTTTGAAGTTTTGAAACAACAGGAATAGCGCCATTTGGCTCTGTCATCTTTTGAAGAGTCTTAAGGAAATTATACTCCTCAAGCTCTTCACGTATGTAAGTGAATAGCGATTCTTTTACAATACAATCGCCTGCAAAGTTTTTAGGTGAAATAAAATGAACCGGACAATATTTTAAGTCATGTGGCTGTTCTTTAACCAAATTCATCTTATCATCATAAAAAGCATATATCTCTGAATCAATGTAAATTACACCGTTTTTAATCTCATTCTCTTCACCCTCATTAATACACCCCTTAAAGGCTATTCGTTTAATCTCTCCTTTTTCTTCCTCAAGTGATTTAACGTCTTTTATATCAACAAAATAGCGATAAGGCTTATTCGGAGTAACCGGGTCAAGATCTGATACTATAAGGCTGTTATGCTTGTACAACAGACGTTCAAATATGTCGGAGTTGAATTGCTTAATATTCAGATCATCAGCGAAATCAGCGTAATCCTTGCCTTTAATGTCATATTTAAAATCAGAATCCTCAGCGTTGAATACCCGCATCAATTGAGGTTCAATCCTGTTGTGAATGATCTTACTTGAAGGAAGCGGAAAGCGCAGGTATTTAAAGAAGGTCAGAAAGTTCTCTGTTTTAAAGATTGACTTAACCCAGTTAAGAAAGTGATCATCGGTCTGATACTTCCTTTCAGCCCATTGTTTTATATATTCCTGATCAAAACGGTCTTCCTGGATTTTGGAGTTAAGTAAATAATTCAGTTGTTTTTCCTGAGTTACAGCCTTTTGAATTGAGCTTGAATTGATGCCTGCTTTAATAAATTCGATACTCACTCCGGTTGAAATGTGGCATTATCGCAGTCTTTTGCAGACACAAATATACAACTTTTTTAATAAACAATGATTTTTGTTATATATTTTGTTAATAAATTCACTATAAAAATAAGCGGTGTTTCAATGGCCGGAGAAATCTGACTAATCTATATAATATCAATTAGTTACAAAATAGGCATATTTTACAAAAATCGCTTAATTTGTCTGTACCTCAAAATCATCAAATCTGTCGTGCATCATAACGACATATCGGAGAGCTGCTAACCCGTCTGGTTCATGTCCTTCTGGCTCCGGGATTATCTTACTGTTAATATCAACTTTAAAGAACCATTTTTCAATACCGTTTTTCATATTTATTGATCGTTTTGTAAGGTGAATATTATAACCCCTGAGTTTATTTATTCCCGGAACAATTGACCCGGCAGGCTTTTTAACACCCCTGACATTATACCCATGTTTCCGCATGTCTTTTATTTCAGTTGCCCCTGCGCTATCAGCGATGATTAACTGACCTTTGTTGTGCTTTTCATAATCTAATTGATCGACAATAGCCATGCGTTCAGCTCCGTTGATCTTTTCAGGCATTAAATTATTCATGCAAAAAACTTCATCAACATAAAGATTATTTTTTTCTTTCCAGACATTGATAAGTATTGTCGGGTCTGGAGAAACACCAAAGTCCATACCGGAAGGTATTCTCATCGCAGTAGCCGGGATAGCATCAATCCATTGATATTTATAAATTCTGCGTTCGGAATAATAGCCTGTTTGGCCGAGTCCATATACCCGGAACCATTCCAGATTGTCTTTTCTGGAAAGGATGAAGTCTATTTCAGACTGCGGGCACATCTCGTTATCCATGTAAGTAACGATTATCTGCTCGCTTATCGGATTACCTTTGTCGTCTCGTAATTTAGGGACTTCGGTATGCGCCCAGAATTCAAAGTCGGGGTTATAATCAATATAAACCTCCTCGTGTGTACGCCCTATATAGGTACTTGCAACCTGCCATCCGATCTTATTCGCCTCGTTGATGTAAAGAATATCCCTTCGTTTTGACTTTCCGGCATCAGATTTATTATCATTTATATATCGGAATTGGATTACAGATCCCTTCAGATAAATATCATGAGAAGATTTGTTGTAAAATTTATCATAACTCTGTCCGTTTTCCTCAAATATATGCTTAAAATCCTGAATAGCACCGTCTTTTAAGTTATCATAAGTATCTGTCATTACAGTTATTATCCTTGACTTTTCAAGGGCCTTCATTATTAATATCTGAGCGATAGAATAGTTTTTACTTGAAGACTGTCCTCCCTGTATTACCTTAATTTTAGTCTTTATTTCTCTGATCTTATCAAACGTAATTGTAGTAGCAGATCCCATTATTTCTTTTCAATTACTTCTCCAGATGCTTTTTGAAACACAAACATAGGTGCGTTTAAATCCTTCCCGTCCGCACCTGTAAGCTCGTTTTTATCTCGCTGCCCAAGATACTGCTTGCCAAGCCATATCTGCATTGATACGTTTGGAGGGATAGCCTGTTTAGAATCGCCAAGAGCTGTCGTAAACTGCTTAGCCCTAAGCATTTCCTTGCCTTCTGACTTCTTTTGTGCAGAAAATACCGTATAATCCAGTTTATTGTCTTTTTTACAACGAGTATAAAGAGTATCAGGAGAAATACCTAAAAGTCCCGCAATTCCAACGGTGTCACATTGTGCCCGAAGATAGCTGGCAACGGTATCCCAGTTTATTACAATTTTAGGACGCCCCGCCTTTCTTTTTATACCGTTATCTTTTTTCATGAATTTAATTTATCAAAAAACTCTTCACCTTTTAACATGACAGAATCAGGACGGAACCCGTAAGTATCCAAGAATTGAGCTTTATTCTGGTAGTTATCAAAGCTCAATGTTACATAAGAAGCGTTTTGAGAATATGCTAATCCTTTTTTAAGGTCTTTTTTGGCCTTCTGGAGGTTCTCTTTTCTCTGTTGGTATTCAGCACCAGTTGATTTAAAGTCTGCCTGTATCTCGTCACTATCGCCTGTCAGAGATGGAATTTGAATATCCATTAACTTTAGGTCAATTTCATCAAGCCCGGCAAGCTTAAAATCAATATCAGGAATTAAGAGAGAAAGCATATCCATATCTTGAGCCGTGTTTGAAGCTCTGGCATCCATAAACACGTTTTGTTCTTTCTCTTGCTTATTGGTTAATGAGATCTTCTCAACCTTCACATCATAATCAGTTTCTGGTGTACCATCGTATTTATAGTAAACATCCTGGGCCATTATTCTCTTGTGTCCTGAAACAAGATTACCGGTTAATTCATTCCATACAACACCACCAAGAAAACCAATATCTTTAAAGTTTTTGAGTTGCTTTAAAATAAGCTCTTTGGTATGTTTTTTCGGATTATATGGAGCAAAGTTAATCTGAGAACGTTTTATTACAACCGTCTCAGACTGTTTCAGTTTCTTGGAGGTATTCATAAAGTAAATGTTTTGATCCGGGATATTGCTTTAAAACCTTTTCGAGGTCATTGGGCCATTTCTCATACAACCATCCGATAAATTCTATACTATTAATCTCAACACATTGCGAATGATCGTCATTATAAGACACCGGCAAAGGTAAACGGTTAAGTCTTATCGCTTCAAGAACGGCCTTATTGCTTAAATTGGTAAGTGGGTAAACTCTTTTTGAAAGTCGATTAATGGCTTCATCCTCCATTTCCTTGAGTTCAAACCTGCGCTGAATAGAATCATATTTCTTCATACCTATACAAACCCACTCAACACCTGTTTTAACCCTTACTTGTTGAATCAGATCGTCTAACGTGACCTTTTTAATAGTCTTGTCTTGCTTTATGCCATGAAAACCTGAGTGAATATGCCAACTTAATGAGAAGTGAGGCACTTGCATATACTCTATATTTTTGTAGCGAGATTCAAAATAAGACTTGTATTTATTGACGTGCTCAAGATCCTTCACGATGTACATATAGACAGAAATAACCCTCTTAAATACCTCACAGCAATAATGAGTCAGTAAAATTGAATCTTTACCGGTAATAGAAGAAAACAGAACTATCGTATCTGTCTCTTTTCTGATCTTATTTAATATCTCGATGCTATTCATAGCAAAAAGCCCCGATTATGGGGCTTAATCTTTTAGGCGTTCCAGGTTTCCCCGCTCTGCCATCCGCCAGACTCGTCTGCGAACAATCTTTCATTTTTTCTCATGACAAAAAATATTAATTATACATTGTGTTCTACAACCTTGCC